TGCCAAATGTACACCAAAACACTTCATCAACCGTGACTGCCCCGGTGCGTGTGTTGACACTTGAAACAGGTGCGGTATAGGTGTCAGGCAATGCGCCAACGTCAGACGCATCCAATACAACCGTTCCTGTCTGACCGTTGACCGAATCAACAGCACCGCCACCGGAGACCGTAGTCCACTGCACCGCATAATCCGCGTTGCTGGACTTGGACAGTACCTGCCCGGTGGATCCTCCTGTCGGAAGGCCCGCAGCCGGGATGGTCGGCTTGTTCGTCAGGTCGTTGTACGAGCCTGAGAAGTCCGATTTATTGTCCCAGTTTGAAATGTCCTGACTGGTGATACCCGCCGCGGGTGAAGCACTGAAAACCGGATCACTTTCCGCGGTCAGCGCACCGAGTTCCTGCGCGGTGATCGTCACCGCTCCGGTCTTGTTATTCACCGACGTAACAGGCGCGCTCTGCAGGGCCGTGTCTGCCCGGTTCAAGGATACCTGAACATCGGAAGACAGATCTGTCTTCGGGATGCCTGCGTTCGGTTTCTCGTATGCTCCCACGTCCGAAGCATCGAGAACCACGTCTCCGGTCTTTGTGTTCACCGACGAGACCGGCGCTGTATAGCTGGACGGCATCGCACCGACGTCCGTAGCTGTCAGCACGACGGCGCCCTGTTTTCCGTTTACGCTCTGCACCGGTGCCGGGATTGGATGATCTTCCAGGTATGCCTCCACCGCCGCCTCGATCTGCTCCGGAGTGGCTGCGTGGTCATCGATATAGTCAATGAGCGCATCATACCAGCTTTCGAGCGGTTCTGGGATGACCGTGTCTCCGGTGATTGATGCAATGACCGAAGTATTAAAGACTGCCGTCTTTGCCATCCCGTTTGCAAAGCGGATCCGCAGTTCTGCCCGGCCGCCTCCGGCATAAGCCGTGTCCGTGTCTGTAACGGTCCAGGTCAGCGTCTCGGTGCTTGCGGTGGTCACCGGATAAGGCGCGACGTCTTCGCTCCGCTGGTGCACCAGCTCGATGGACGTCACTTCCTCGTCGAAACCGGAGCAGTCAAAAACGAACTGCCGGTGATTGTCTTCCATCTGCCGGCCGATGGTGATCGTCTGGTAGTCTTTCAGGCACGATGCCGTGATTGTTTTAATTATCATCTGTTATCCGCCTTCCTTTACTGCGCATCGATCAGGGCCTTCAGCTCATCGATTGCTGCCTGCACCGTCGTGGCGCTCAGGCCGCTGGTGGTGTTTGTGTATGTCGTATTTGCGGCCGATGGTTTCGTGTTAGAAAATGCCCACGAATTTGAACTGCTGACCGTGAAGATATTTGTCACCATGCCGGTATAAGCGAACTGGATCTGCTGGGATGTTACTCTGTACAGATGGCACGTGTATCCGCTATAAACGACATACGGTGACCCGCCTGCGTCTATATTTGCCCGGATCTCGTCATAAGTATGATCCGCCGAGTATCCGGAACCCTGCGTATACGTCAGATTAATCACCATGTTTGCCGCTGTCGGATTGGTCCAGTCTGCGTCTCCGTCCGCTGCTGACTGTTTGGTCAGCACCTGGCCCGTCGTTCCGCCTGCCGGCAGTGCATCGATCGTTTCCCAGTCTGCGTCGTAATCGGTGGCGGATCCCTTCGTCAGGATCTGCCCGGATGTTCCTCCGGTCGGTATCCCGTGAATAGAGGCCGCCGTCTGAGCTGCGGCCGTTGCTGAATCAGCCGCATCTGCCGCGCTGGCCGCCGCTTGTGCTGCCAGATCTTCAAAGACCGGGATGTCTGTCTCTGAGATGACCGAATCCTCATCCAGTGCCGCCTTTTCCACTGCCAGCGTAAAATTCGCGGATCCGATCACGGCTCCGCCCGCGTTTGCCAGCCGGATCTCGCACGGGATATTTCCCGCGACCGCGGTCATCTGCTGGTAAATGTCCACGCTGGCCTTGGTTCCCTCCACGGTCATGCCGTAAATGAACCCGGTCTGGTCCGGCTTACTGCCCATGATATATGCGGCAGTTCCTGTCTCCGGTGCGTATGCCACGCCGCCGTTGAACAGATTAAAAACGAGTCTCCGGCTGTCTTTGTCATACTGGCTGACATTGACGACCATGGGCTTCCCGCTTGGTACAAGGTCCAGGTTATAGTTCTGTTCAATCAGTGCCATAAGTTAAATCCTCCACCCATAAATCAAACGCCTGCGTGTGCAGGATCGCTGTTCCCTTTGTGAATCTCAGCTTCGCCCGGTAATGCCCCGGATCTGCTGAAACCTCCGCCGTGCAGTCCACGACCACCGTGTTGTTCTCGATCGTTCCCTGGACTTCGGCCCCGTTGGAACATTCTAGCGTCACGCTGTCCGCGTCGATCTGCCAGCGGTCTTTTCCGTTGTAAATGTGAAACTGCCACTTTCTTGCTGTGGTGTCGTGCCAGGAACACGTCGCCCTGGTGTATTCCCTTTTTGGGATCAGGTTCAGCCGCATCATCTTCCGAGTACCGCATGGCCGTTTCCGTCGTTAACAAAGCCGAGGTTGTCATAACCCATGCCGTTGATGCGGATGCCAAGGCCGAGGCTGTCAGAAAGCGATATGACAATGCTGCCGCCACCAGCGGTGAAGTGTGAAAGCGTCATGATGTCGTCCATCATCTGGATCATGTTCCGCACCGTTCCGCTGCCATCTTTGCCGACGAGCTGCAGTTCCTGGGTTCCGGACGTTTCGCCGGTTCCTGTAATGCCGACCGTTGCGGTCTCGACGGTGAAGTCTCCGATGCCGCTGAATATGACGCCGCCGTTGGTCCCCAGCGTTGATCCGCTGGCCGTTACCGGCTGACCGTCCGGGTCGAAAACCACCACCGAGCCGTTGATCGTTGAGCCGTTGATGGTCAGCGCGTCTATTACGTTTGCCGCCAGGGAATTGAACACTGCATTCCCTTGCGCGTCGATTCCTGCGGTCCAGGTCGCGCCGTAGTCCTGCGAAACTGCAAAGCCGCCACTGTTGATGGTCCACTGGAATTGTGAAGCCTCCAGCGTCGGCTCGTTGTGCAGGTAAATCTTCCGGGCTCCGTTCGGCTGAACTTCCACGGTCTGGAAAAGCCCGAGGCTGTTTGTGATGATCTGGCTCAGGCCCATCACGTACGAATCCAGGAAGCCGGCCTGTTCTGCCGCAGCTGTCTCCGCCTGCTTGTTCAGATCCAGAATGCTCTGGGCCAGGGTGCTCTTTGCGTCCCCCAGGCCGATGGAGTCATATTTCTCAGTTAATACGTTAAAGACCGTTTTGTTGACCTTAGCTGAAGCAGAAATGTTCAGCTTCGGGAAGTCGATCTGTACCGTGTCGCAGAGGTGGACTTCCTCCAGCCGTGCGATGTCTTTGTATTCTTCCGTGTCTGCCAGATTAACAAACTTGACGTCTATTGAAACGTGCGGGCTGCTCAGGTCGTTTGCCTCGATATACTCCCGGGCTTTTGCGTCGATTTCCTCCGCCTCCGGCAGGGTCCCGCCGGTGATGTCGAAGCTGGAGGAAAGATCCAGGTTAAGGATCCGCGGCTCTGCCGTTTCCACGATGGTCTGCAGCGTCCCGACTGCCGTGTTCCCGTTTCCGTCCTGGACGTATGGCATTACGGCTGTATACATGTTTTCGATGTTCTCGTCCTGCCGCAGGTCCGTCAGGTTCTTCCCGTATGCGATGCGGACGCCGCGGTCTCTGCCGCGATTCGCCAGCAGATTGACCTGCAGGTTGTCCCATTCGAATTCGCCGCCGTACGTGTCCAGAATCGAGCCCTGCTGGCCTCCAAATAAAGCCCGCGCGCTCTGCGGGATCTTATTCGTGAACGGGCTTGTTGTATTCGTCAGATCTGTGGCAAATGTGAACGCGGCCCCTCCGGTCATGTGGTTCTTTATCCCGGAAAGAGCCGCGCTGGCTCCGGTTGCCGTGAAGGGCATAACTGAAGTCTTCGCCAGGTCATAACTGACGTGATTCGCTTTCACCGTTACAATCCCGCCGATCGGCCGGCTGATTTTCTGGATCCGGAACATCTGCGGGTCGTCGTAAGGGTTCGGCTTCGCCAGGATCAGCCCGCCCAGGCCGATCTCGGAGAAGTGCGCTGCCGTCATCGGAAGTCTGAATTCAAGCGTGAACGCTCCATTTCTTTCTTCCGTGACGGTTGCTGTTACTGCCTCCGGCAACCGGCCCAGACCTTCCGTCTGATCTATGGCCAGCTCCGGCAGGCTCTTGCTTGTGTCTAAGATTTTCAGAATCATACTCGCCACCACCTCGGTGTCAATTTGATTGTCATCCCGGTCCCTGGTGTGATCGTGTGGGTCCCAGGCGTCAGGGCCGGATATTCTCCGTCACTGAAGCTGACCGCGCTGTTCCGGTTTGTCGTGCCTTCATAGCAGTTCTGCATCCAGCTGTCGATGATCAGGGCCCCGTCGTTTGCTGCGATGGTGGTCCGCTGGTCATCGATCCAGAGCTCTCCGGTTCCGGCCGTGACTTCTATCTTCGGCAGGGCCGTCTGATAAGTCGGATTGTACAGCTCGATCTGTTCTGTGATCTCGATCGGGATCTCTCCGGTCTTCAGCCATTTCTGCGGCATCGCGTCAAACTCGATGTCAAACGTCGCCGCCTCCGCAAACCTGGTTTTCTTCATGTCCGTCGGTCCGCTGTATCTTGCCAGCCGGAAGATGTCCGGATGATAAGTGTCTTCAAGCCGGAAATATCCGGGCTGGCTCATCATGAAGTCCACGAATGCCGCCAGCCGGTCCTCCAGGTCTTCCGGTATGTATGCCGGATAAGTGATCCGCTTGTTTTTGAATCTGCCATTGTCGACTGTCAGGTCTCCGGATCTTCCGGGCACGGAGTATGATTCGATGTCCCGCTCCGCGCTGTCCCAGTCGCCTTCGCTGATCTTCACGCCGAAGTCCAGGCAGCTCTTGCCGTTGAAAATGAAATAATCCCAGATTGGAATGTTCCGCCTCATGCGAACACCTCCTGGCTCTGCGTCAGCTGCTCGTTGATCTTGTCCGCCACCAGCTCTGCCAGCTGTTCTTCGTCCATTCCGGCGGATGGATTGACCACCACGTTGATGGTGTTCCCCGCTCCGGATCTCTGCACCGCTGCAGTCATCATGTTCATGAGGGTGCTCTGGCCGATCACGATCTCACCGCCGTTTCCGTCACCGAATCCCTTCAGGCCGGAAGCCGTCGGGATGATCGTCGGGCTGGTGAACATCATCGGGTTGTTGTACGCCTTTTTATACCAGCTGACGCTCAGGTGCGGGATTCTAAGCCCCCACCCAAGATCCGACCACGACACGTTGATGTGCGGCAGGGTCAGCTTCGGCAGGCTCCAATGAAAATTCATCATGTTCTTTATCCGCTCGACGCCGCTGGAGACCGTGTTCTTGATGCCCTCCCAAACGTTCGAGATGGCTGTTTTCATCGAGTTGAAATTTGCCACCACGTTGTCTTTTAGCTGGGTCGCGTATGCCTTGATCGTGTCCCAGTTTTTGTACAGCAGAACGCCTGCTGTTACCAGGCCGCCGATGGCTGCGACTGCGATTCCGATCGGAGAAGTCAGGAAAGCGATCGCGGATCCCATGATCCCGGCCGCTCCGCCTGCCGCGTTAAACATCGTAATCAGTTTCCCGCCGGTTGATATAAGCCCGCCGATCCCGGTTGTCACTCTGCCGATGATTGAAACGATCGGCCCCACGGCCGCGACTAACCCGGCAAATCGCACGATGTTTTCCTGGGTCGATTCATCCAGCCCTTTGAACCATTCCGCGGCACTTTGGGCCAATTCTGCGACCTGCCGCAGCATCGGCGCGACTACTGTTGCCAGCGCGTTGCCGATCTCCGCTCCGGTCACCTTCAGGCTGTTCATGGTCATCTGCCACTGGTCCATCGGGTCCAGCGTTGTTTCGAATGTCTCGGAGACGCTTCCCAGCGTGTCCTCCAGGTCGTATACTCCGCCGGTGAACATATCCAGGCTCAGGATCCCGCTCTGGAATGCCTCGTAAAGTCTCGGGCCTGCTTTGGCACCGAAGATGTCCACGGCATCCCCTGAGCTGCTGACTGCTTTGGCCAGCGCTTCGCTCATGGTGATCCCTTCGCTGAAGGCCGTTTTCTGTACCTTTGCCAGGCCGCTCATCACGGTGCTGGTGTCAACCCCGGATTTCTCCAGTTCGCCCATCAGGCGCGCGGAATCGGCCGCATTAAGGCCGAGCTCCCGCAGTGCGGATCCGTTTGTCACCAGGCTGCTGGCCAGCTGGTCCACGCTGATTCCGGTATCCTGGCCGACCTTGTTCAGAAGATCCAGCACCGCGCTGGTGTCTTCCGCCTGCAGCCCAAAGGATGCCATCATCTTTTGCACCGTGTCGATGCTGTTGCTGACGTCGGTTCCGTTCAGCTCCGCAAACTTCAGGAATTGTCCGGAGAGCTCCTGCAGCTCGCTCCCGGTCACTCCGAAGCGCGTATTGACTTCACCGATCGCCGCGCCGGCATCTTCAAAGCTCGTCGGCATTGTTGTGGCCAGATCCTCCATGATGCCTTGCATCTCTGCCAGCGCATCTCCTGTGGCTCCGGTCTTTTTGACGATGGTGTCAAAACCGGCATCGACATCATTGAATGCCTTCAGCGATGCGGCGCCGATACCGGCCAGCGGCCCCGTGATCATCTTCGTCATCGAGTCTCCGACGCCGCTGATCTGCTTGCCCAGGTCCTGCAGCTTCTTTCCGGACGCTTCCAGCTGATCTGCCAGGGCTTCCGGGCCCTTCATCGACTGGAGCTGGTTTTCCATCTTTGCCAGCTCTGTCTCCGCTTCCGCCAGGGCCTGTTTCCACTTCAGGGTTGCCGTGCTGTTTTCCCCGGTCTTTGACACAGACTTGTCATACATCGTCTGCAGCTGGCTGACCCGATCCTTCTGGTTTGCGATCTGCTTGTTCAGGATCTCCATCTGTGCTGCGTTTTTCTTTTTCGCATCTGCGTCCTTGGAGAATACTGCCGCCGCTTTCTGCATCTCTGCGTTCAGCGTCTTCTGCTGCTGGATGATGTTATTGATCGCTGTTCTGTATTCGGGTTCCCCTTCGACGCCGATCTTTGGTCCGATATTAACAGCCATGGTCCACCCGCCTTTCGTATTATTTGAGCATCATGATTTCCTCATAGCTCAGTTTTTTCTTCTTTGGTTTTAGTTCGCCTTTTTCTATCAGGTAGCACGATATGAGGTCCCGCATCTCCCCGTATCGGGTGAACAGGACCTCATTCCGTGTCATGCCCAGTTTCCGGCCGTAGTAGTAAATCCAGGCAAAGTTCAGCCGGATCTTTATTCCTTTGCCCCGTCTGCGTTTTTTCCGGACGCCTTCGGTTCTTCGGTCTCGACTGTCGTCTCGTTGCCGGCATTCATCGCTTTGGTCAGCTCTGATTCCAGCTCCGCCAGCTGAGCCTGGCTGAAGAATCGGAAGTCTTCCTCGGTCAGATACTCCGGTTTGTAATCCGGATTATCATAAGCCCGGTGGTCTTCAAACGCGCGGTTCATCGTGATTGCCAGCATGATGTCCGCCTTGATTGTGGCCAGCGATCCGCGCTGGTACAGCTCGCCGAAGTTCGCGAAGTCCTCATCCCTGAGATGCTTTGCGATTTCCTCGTGGCTCTGAACGTTCAGCTCGAAGCGCCTTTCTTTTCCCTTGATGATCATGGTTTAATCCTCCGATCTCTGTGATTAACCCGTGACGCCCAGCTTGGTCTTCATTGCTGCCAGCGCTCCGGCTTCCGTGTCGAAGTCGTCGCCGATCCAGCACCAGTCGTGGGTTGCGTTGTCCGCCCTGAAGATCTTTGCTGTCAGTGCCTGCGCCTGCCAGTCGATCTCGCCCTGGTCTTCGGTTGCCGCCGCGTCTGCGAACGGATTAAACTTCGTTTTGACCAGGATGGTCGGTGTCCAGCTGATCACGTTGCCGCTCATGAAGCGGACCAGGTATCCGATAGCCACGTATGGAGCGACGGATGTATCGCCGACGGCGGTCCAGCCGTCCTGGCCGGTTGCCGGCAGCCCCTGGATCAGCCTCCGGGCCGGCATGAGCAGGCCGTCGACTGTCAGGTTTGCTGTACCGCCGGAGAACTTGCCAGGTACGGATTCAGCCATCTGGTTATTTGCCCAGAAGTCGTTGTCACTGGCTTCGTCGACGTCGATCGAAATGTCCACGCCTCTTGCCAGTTCCATCGCGCTGCTGAACGTGATGGTTCCTGCAGATGCCGAGTAAAGAGCCACCCACGGGAAGCTGAACCCGGTTGCAACCTTTCCTGCTGCGCCCTGTGTAACTGTCATTGTTTTCTCTCCTCTCAAAAAAGCCGGTCACTTGACCAGCTTCTCTATTTCTTCGTCGAAGACCTTTTGCATGGTCTCCTCGCATTTCTTTTTGTTCGCGTTAACCGCTTTTGTCATGAACGGCTGTTTCTTCATCCAGCTCGTGCCGGATTCGATCTGCCTGGCCGCCCCTGAGTTCATCAGCCCGTTCGGGTTCCGGCCGTGAAAGCCGATCTTAACGTATGTATAGGATTTTTGCTGGCTCATCCGGGAAATGCCGAAGCCCTCCAGCAGTCCTTCCTTTTCCTCCGTTCTCGGCCCGTTTCGCTGCTCTCCCGGCCGATGATATTCGTCATCGACTGTCAGTCCTTCAATCGAAGCGCGCGCCGCGTCGGCCACGATTCCGGCCCCCTCGTAGATGGCCCGGCCGATGATCTCGTCCGTGTTCGCCTCCAGCTGGTGGAGCTGTTCCACGTACTTGTCCAGCCCGCTGAACTCCCACTTTGCCATTAGATCACCGCAAACGTCCATTCGTAATGGATCAGGTTTGTTTCGTCTTCGTACTGTACGGACGAAAGCACCCAGCCCACGCCTTCGGATGTGTTCAGCGCCTCCTGGATCAGATCCACTGCCTGATCGAACTCCTGCAGCGTGTACAGGTCAATAGTTCCCCGGACCTGCTGCTGTTCCTTCCGGTTGTTCGCGTTGAGTGATGTCGTCTCCGAATCCTCGGCCCATACCACGTACCGGTCTAACGTTTCCCGTGCGGGTCGGTAGTAGTGATACACCGGGAGGCTCGGATCCGCTCCCACCAGGATCCTTTTGATCTGGCTCAGGTTTTCATTCAGTGACTTCATAAAGCTGGTCCATCCTTGTCAGGGTCAGCTCCGTGAACCGGAGCATGGTTTCGTCGTCCTTGCCGTGCGTGACGTTCGTGATCCGGAACTGTTCCCCGTTGCCCAGGATGGCATATAAGCCGATCCTGGCTTTCTGCAGGTAGTTGATCCGGATCAGCAGGTCCACCTGCTCGTTGACGCCTTTGGCTGCGTACTGTCTCCGGAAGCCGATCATCCGTTCCTCGTACCAGGAGCGGCTGATCTTCGTGAGGGAATATTCCGGTTTCAGTCCCGCTGCCGCCGTGTTTGTCAGCGCTGCCAGGTAGACGATGCCGCTGTCTCTGTTATTCGCCATCGCAGCTCACCTCCGGCGCTCCGGAGACGTGTTCGCTGAACAGCCGATTGTTAAGATTCCAGCGGAGCATCCGCGGCATTATCCCGTAGGCGTCCGCGCTCTTGCGCCGCTCGTACAGCCAGGCCGCGTACATGACGATCAGGAGCGCATCTCCGACCGTGTCCACCAGCGTGATCCCTTCGCGCTGGATGAACTCCTTTGCTGCGGAGATGTACACCAGCAGCTCGTTGTCCTTTGCCGCTGCCGCTTCCTCATCCATGTAGTCTGTAATGATCTCCAGGTTGTTCTTCAGCATGACCAGCAGGTTTTCGTCGTTGGTGATCAGGTTCATGTTCTGCCTCCTTCGTTAACTCGAAAAATGGGACGGTCATTGCTGGCCGTCCCTGGGTGGTGTTCTCCTTAGTTGGAGCTGTTCGCGGTGTCGGCCGGGAATGTGACCGCTGTGGCCACTACGGACGCACCGTTGAGAGCGATGGCGCCGAAGGCTTCCGCGATGATCGGAGCGCCGTCATAACGGGCAGTGCCCTTGATGACTGTCTGATCCTGCAGGAAGCGGACGTGTTCGCTGGACGCGAATTCGCGGCCGGCTCTTTCGCCCAGGATATATGCATCGAAGTAACCGTACACGATGACGTTGTCCGGGATGAAGTTCAGGACTTCAATGGCACCGCCGACGACCGGCATCCGATCGGAAAGGCCGGCAACAACAGCGCCTGCAGAATTGACTTCCAGGACGTTGGCAACGACGGACTTGTAAGTCTTGTCATTCATCAGCCAGGTCAGTTCGCCGCGGCTGTAATCTGTTGCTGCGGCTGCAGATGCCTTGACCAGTTCAGTGATCAGGGCTGTACCGGTGACCGGGGATGTGGTTGTGCCGACAGCTTTGATGTTGCTGGTGTGCAGGTCGACCCAGGTCCGGGCTGTGGAAGGATAGCCGGACGGTGCTGCTGTTTCGGCCAGTCTTGTAACGACGCCGTAAGGCATTTTCTGAGCGGACGAGCTGTTGCGGCCGTACAGGATCGCCTTGTCCAGCGCCTTGCCGATTGCCTGGCCCAGGGCTTCGACCAGCTCTGCCAGCAGGTCGATGTCGCTGTCTTCCAGGTTGGCGTTGCAGACCGCAAAATAGCCGCCGACTTTGTAGCAGTCAAGCTCCCAATCGGCAAAGGCCAGGGACAGCTCGTTCAGGTTCTGGCAGCATTCGACCCAGATGGCTTCCGGGATGGTGCCCATGATTACCTGGCGGCCGACGCCGTTGATCCGTCTGACTGTGACCTTGTCATACAGCTTGGACCAGTTTTCGATATTTTCGCGGAGCAGCGGAAGGATGACTTCCGGGATGGTCAGGCCGACGTTTGTCAGCGCGCGCTTTTCCTTGATGGCGGAACGGATTTCGCCGAGCCATGCATGGACGCCTTCGTGCGCGACCAGTGCTGTCCGTTCCTGAGCGGACATCTTCATAATAACTTTGTTCATTGTGCAAATAGTTCCCCTTTCTTCCATGTGTTCTTCGCTTGCCGGTTTCTCCGGCTCTGTTGCTTTTTCTTCCGGTGTCGGAGCTGTTCTTTCCTGCTCCGCCTCGGTTTCGGCCAGTTCGGTTTCAAGGCCAGCGATCTCTGCTTCCAGAGCCTGTTCCTTTTCCTCGTGGTCTTTCTTTTCGGCTTCGTAAGCGTCGACCGCTTCCTCCACCGCTGCATGTTCTTCCTCTGTTTCTGCTTCAGAAATAGACTGCTCCAGCTCAGCCTCGCGGGTCATGAATTCTTCGTCCCTGGCCCGGAGCGCCTCGAGGATCTTCTTCTTGTCAGTGATCTTCTTCCGCAGCATCAGTGCTTTCAGTGCCATTTGTTTCCCCTTTCTTCAGTCGCGCCATCATCTGGTCCTTCCAGGCCTGATTCAGGCGCCGTTTGATCACTTCCAGGTCGTGCCCGCGGCTGCTGATGTTTGTGGCCTCGTATGCCGGGAAAACGCATGGGCTGACTTCGTAAAGCGGATTAACGCGTTCGATCGTATAGTGAACGGATCCGTCTTCCTTGATGTCGTAGCGCTCGGACTCGATCTCGAATCCGAAGCTGCAGCCGGTGATGTCGCCCCTGGCAATCCGGTTGTAAACATTCATTGCCTCGGTGTCGTCCTGGTTGATCTTTACCTTGCCCCACAGTCCGTGGCTGTCCTGCCGCAGTTCAAGAGTTCCGGCACTCACTCTGCCCAGGATCACATCGGTGTTGTGGTTGTATAGAGCCCGGACGTCCTGGCTGATCGACTCATCGAACGCGCCCTGCTGGATGCTTTCGGTAACACCCGGCCAGACCTGATAGACTTCATCGAACACAGCAAAGTAACCCTCGATCTCAGGGCCGCTTCCGTCCGTTTCTCTCGTTTGTATGTCGTGCATCTTCAAATATCTCTGAATCATTTTTTTGCCTCCATGTCTTTTTCGCTGTACTCATAAAAGCCCGTATGCCGGCAGCGGATTGTTCCGTCACACATGATCTTCCTGCCAAGCTCCCGCACTCTCAGGCAGAATGCCAGGTCCTCGCCGAAGCCGACCTGCGGATAGAACGGGAATAACCCGTATTCGTTCATCACGTCTTCTATTAGCTTCGTGGTCATCATTACGCAGCCGAAGCCGCAGCCTTCAATTTCGAACAGTTCCTCCGGTATTTCCTCGCATTGCTTTGTGTCAGGAATCGGAACACCCAGGCTCCGGTCGATCCTGCATCTGCTTAAGATTACCGGAAGCGACGGCTTCTTCCTGGTGTAATAAACGCCCGACACGAACTCGTGCCCTTCGTCCAGCCTGGCGCTCAGCCGCTCCATGAGGTCTGGCTCGAATACCATGTCCGAATCCAGCCACAGGACCCGGTCGAACCCTTCCTGAACGGCTCTGTTTGCGATGTTGCACCGCGCGTCATATATCAGCGTTGACTGCGGGATTAAATAGTCAGCATCGCCCACGATCCTCAGGCCGACCAGTGAGCGCATAAAGCTGGTGTGCACCATATCCATGGCCGGTATTGCTATTAATGTTTTCATGGTTCCTCCGACTTCTTTTTATTCTTCGTTTCCGATCAGCTTGCTCTGGTTTCCGATCTGGTCTGCTGGGATGTAATTTTCGAGGATCCGCAGCTCGTCCAGGCCCTCCAGCGGGCTCATGCCCAGCCGGTCCCGGACCTCGTTGCCGGTCACGATTCCCTTATCGCTCAGCCCTGCGAATACTGTATAAACGCTCTGCAGGTCCCAATCCATCAGGCTGAGGATATTGAACTTCAAATACCACCGTTCACTGATGATCAGCTTCTTCGTCAGCTCCTGCTGGATGCTGATGCAAATCGGGCCGATCGTGTTCTGGACGAAGCTGTTCCACTCCATCCGGTTGTATTCGCCGACGCCCAGCACGAATGACGGGACGCCCAACAGCGCCGCGACCATTCTCTTGTCAAGCTCCACGGTGTCCGAGATTGCCAGGTCCGCCAGCGTCAGCGGCCGTACCTGTTCCACCTGGAACTGTTCCCCTGGAATCAGCCACGGCTCTCCAACCTCGGAGCTCCGGACGTAATCGTCCAGGATCTTCTTCCGGCCCTCCGGGCTGCTAAACTCGTCGATGGTGCTGTCGACCTTGACAATCAGCGACGGCTTCCACTTGGATTCCATGAAGCCCTTTTCGGTTTCCCTGGCCTGCTTAAGCATCCGGGCCAGTTCCCGCAGCTGGACGTGGATGCCGGAACCCTTCCACGGATAATACTTATCCGGGTTGTAAACCAGATGGATCAGGTTCTCCGGGTTCCTCTTTATGCCGTCGATCCAGACGTCGTAATAGCGCCGGGAATTGTCCCGCGGCATCAGCTGCACCCGGTCCGGTGCGATCGGCTCCAGGCTTTCCAGCAGGCCCTCCCACGTATGCGGCAGGATGATCGCGTTCCCTTTGCCATAAAGGAGCATGTTCATGACGTTGTAGCTCATCCAGGTCATCCGGGTCATGTTCGGCATCGGGTTGATGTCGATGGTCCTGGATAGCTCGTTCCGGATCCGTGTGTCCCCGCTGGCCGTGTTCGCCATCAGGTGGATCGTCATGCTGCCGATCAGATCCGCGATCCGTTTCACGCCCGCGATGATCTCCGGGCACTTGTCCAGCGATGTGTACTCACTGCAGCACAGATCGGTGAACGCGTCTCCAAGGACGTATCCGACAGATCTGCCGGATGTTGCCGGCGGATCCACCGGGACGTCGTTGAATGAATCCCGCCTCCGCCTGTTTCTCTTTTTGCTCATTAGCCGAACCAGCCCCCTAACTGTTTCTGTTTCTCGGTGTCTTCCAGGCACCGTATGCACGCAAAAACCGAGGCGTCGAATAAATCAATTCTCTGCCTCGGGTTGATCTTTTCGTATTGGACTGCGTCGTCCGTTTTCTCGATTGCCTTCACGTTGCTCACGCAGTACTCGTAAGCGCTGGAGTGCAGGTAGTACAGCCGCCCGTCCTTCGCGGCCTTTTCTATGTGCCGGAAGCCCTGGGACTTCAGATAAAAATACTGCGGCTGATCCACGATCCTGAAGTGCTCCGCTTTCATCAGCGGCATGTATTCTTCCCCGGCAAACTTCCGGTCGTGCCCGACTTCCTGGATCTTGAATCCCTTGTTCCTCATCTCCACGAACCAGTTCACCACGTCTGCGGCGTTGACCGTCGGGTTGTTGCACAATGTCAGCCAGCCATCATCTTTCCAGCCGAACAGCGGGATGCCGTCTTCGTCCTGCTTTGCGGCCGCCTGCGTAATCGGGAAGAAGCCGTGTGTGATGATGATGTCCACCCCGTTTAGCTGGCCGAACAATGCCGCGGCCGTCAGGTCGTACGTCCTGGAAAGATCCGCGCCTCCGTACCACTTCACCGGGAGCTTCGCCAGCTGGTTCAGCGTCCAGTCATATTTCTGATCCGACGCCTTGAACTCGTCCAAGTCGAACCATGCTTTCATGGCCGCCGTGTATATGTTCAGCGAACGGCTCAGGAAGTCCTTCCGCTGCTGTGGGTCGTTCTGTGCCTGGTACGCATCCGCCATCATATCTTCCGGCCTGATTGTCACGCCATAATTCGGATTGGCCTTTTGGTGCTGGACCGGATCCAAATAATCGACGTTTCCTTTTTCGTCCTGGTCCGCCCTGGCGACGAAAGAAAAGAAGGCATCATCCTCGATGATCCCCTGGGCCACCTTTGCTGCGTATTCCGTCCGGTTGTAACCGAACGAGTTGATGTTGTCGCCGGCCGTGGTGATGCCGATCATCAGCTTGTTCGTGTACGCCTTTTGAGCTTCTTTAAATCTGTTGTATTGTGCCGGCTTCTTATATGCCGCCACCTCGTCGGCAATGGCAAAATTGCAATTAAATGAATCCTGGCTGTCCGGATTCGATGGCATCGCGTAAATCTCCAGCATTCCGTCCGGCGTTCCGTCCGGCTTCTTGAATTGATACTTGATCGAGTGCTCGAAGCTGTTGTCCTTTATCTCGAACAGCTGGTCTATCTTTTTGTACTCCAGCGAGAACCGGATGAAGTTGAACGCCTCCATGGTCTGCTTTAGTGCCGCGGCCACGATATATATTCGGCTTCCGGATCTTCGTTGTATAACTCCGACCGCGAAGGCCAGCGCCGCGATCAGCGAAGTCTTCCCGTTCTTCCTGGCCAGCTCGATAAACGCTTCCTTGTATCGACGCACTTGGGTGCCGGTGTAATACCAGCCCAGCAGGTTGACCACGATGAAGATCTGGAACGGCTCCAGGATGAACGGCTTCCCCATCATCGGTGTTCCGTCCAGGGCTTCCCCTTGCCGATGCACCATCATCGTCTGGATGATGTTTATTGCCAGGTCCGGGTCCCGCATCCGCAGCTCGATGTCGTCTCTCTGTAGATCCTGCTGGAACCTCCGGCAGGCATTCACCACGTCTTCGCCGATGATGATCCGACCGGCGACCACGTCGTCCGCGTACTGGATGGCGGTCTCGCGATAATGCTTAGCCATCAGTCAGACCTTCGAGAAGTTGCTCCAGCCCGCTGTTCTGATCGTTCAGCGCGTCATAAGACAGTTTTTTAAGCCCGGCAGGCGTTAAGCCCAGCTCTTTCCAATAGGCCAGCGCGTCTTTGTTCAGGTCTTCCCACGCTGTCAGAAGCGGATTCTTTCCGCTGTTCACAGCCCCGCGGTCTGAAATTTTCGTTATTACCGGTCTGGATCCTTCTTTTCGATATTGAGCGCGGACGTTGTCACGTTCTTCCAGAATGTCTGCCAGCGTGTTTATCCCCGGCAGGAATTCCGGTCTGTAAGTGCCGACACTTTCGCACTTTTTCATGATCTCACGCCTCCAA